CACCGCAAGACGGCAGGCACCCTGATCCCTGCCCCGGATGCACCCTCTGCAGAGGAAAATGCCGATGATCCGTTTGGTGGTGATGATGCATGATCGTCCAGACCAAGAACGGCATCATGCTGCACGGCGAGATCGCCAAAGACCCGGTGCTCCGGGATGCCGGGCAGAAGCAGGTGCTAAAATTCGACCTGAAAGCCAGCCGCACACAGGATGAATCCGGCAAATGGCAGAGCTTCTTTGTGGGTGTTAACCTCTGGCACGGCATTGACCAGTGGGACGGCATGCTGCAGAAAGGCGATCAGGTCACAGTTTTTGCTCAAAAGCTGAAAGAGCGGGAGTATAACGGCAAAATCTATTACGACGTGGACGCGGATGATGTTCAGCCCGGCGGGCTGGTGATATTCCGCTGGCTGCAGCAGATGATCGACCTGATTGCACAGCCAGGCCAGCCGCTGGAACCTGCAGAACCGGAAGCAGAACCGGCAGACCTGCAGGGCGCGCAGATGTGCCCCGGCGAAAGCCTTGCAGACTACGCGCCGCACAGCACTGCCGCGCCAGAACCGGCTCCATCTACCGAGTATGACCCCATCAACGATGATGCCGACGACCTGCCGTTCTGACCTCGCAAGCTGTGCTATCTTGCTATACGGGCGTGCAAAGGAGGTGAGCAAGTGGCAAAAGAAGAAAAAAAGTCGTTTGTCGCGTATTTAGATTGGTTCGACGCGCTGGAAGAGTACACAGATGCCGAAGTAGGACAGCTAATGCGGGCTTTGGCAAAGTACGTCCGAACAGGCGAAAAACCAACATTTTCCGACCGTGGAATGCGCGGAAATTTCCGGTTTATGTGCAATGGCGTGGATTCGGCTGCAGAAAAGTACGAGAACGTCAAGCAAAAGCGCCGGGAAGCCGGAAAAGCCCGTGCTGCTCAAATGAAAGCAAGCTCAGCAAATGCTAGCACATGCTACCAAGTGCAAGCAAGTGGTAACTATAATGATACTGTTACTGGAACTGGAACTGTTACTGGAACTGGAACTGTTACTGGAACTGGAACTGTTACTGGAACTGGAACTGTTACTGGAACTGTTATATCCCCTAACGGGGATATATATAATAGCGCCGCCGCCGTTGACGTAGAACTTTCCAAGATCGTCCAGCATTATCAGCAGGCCGTTGGGGACTTCCCACGCTCTGCACTGGACAAGCTGCAGAAGTGGCGGCAGGAGTACAGCACAGAGATGATCCTGCTGGCGATTGACAAGGCCACAGAATCCGGAAAGCGCTCGTGGAGCTACATCAACGGCATATTGTCCGGCTGGAAACGGGACGGCCTGCGCACACCGGGGGATGTGGAAGCCAACGAACAAAGCCGACAAGCCAGACCGAGGGGCAAGCAGCCAACCGAAACCGTAGACGACCAGCTTGCCCGGGTGCTGGCGAAGATGGACAGAGAAAGAGGGTTTGAGACATGACGCGGGAAGACGTGGCAAAGCTGATCCGCATGAATTTTGTGCTGTACAAGCTGGGTTCCAAGCCTCTGACCGATGAGGAGATGCAGACCACCATCGATGTGTGGACGTACCAGTTTGGCGACTATGACGGCGATACTGTCAAGCGGGCTTTTCTGGCGGCAAACCGGGTATGCGTTTATCCGGTCACGGTGGCCGACATCTTCAAGCAGCTTTCCCAGTGTCTTGACCCGTCCGCTGAGTGGGAAGCTCTGGCTGTAGCGGCACGCAAGGCACAGACATTTTTGAGCTGGCAAAAGTTCCCGATGGTGACCGGCATTGACGAAAAGGGCGGGCTGCTGCGTAGTGACGGGCAGAAAGAGCTGAAAGCCCTGTATGACCAACTTCCGCCGGCGGCAAAATCCTATGCCGGAAGCGTGGGAGGGCTTGCAGAGCTGGCTGAAATGCCAGACCTTACATACCGCCGCGCCGAGTTTTTGAAGCAGGCGCAGGCAGATATCACCACCGCCCCCCGTGAAGCTGCAAGGTTGCGGGCGAGCGGGCCGACAAGGAAGGAGCTTGAAAAATGAGCAAGCGTTACATTGACGTAGATGCTGCCGTAAGTAATGCAGAGGCACGCTATGGAGAATGGAATCTTGCGATGGCTGCGGCAGAAGGAAATCGACAGATTAACATGGTTTATAAAAAGCAGGAGCTTTTCAAAGCCGTGAAAAAAGTGGTCGAAAACTGTGTCACCATCGACCCGGAAACACTGCAGCCGAAATGGCGCAACCCTGAAACAGACCCGCCCAAGGTCGAAACCGAAGTGCTGATTTTGTACCGCGACGATATTGACGGATACAGTATTACGACAGCGCACTATGAAGATGGAAGCGTTTTTTTACAAGATAGCGTATGGCATTGGGAAGACCTTCCCGATTGGGGAACATACGACGAGGAGCGAGACGACTACAAAATCCCGAAAGGCTGGTGGGAATACCGCCACTTCAACCCGGACGACGTTTACAACAACAAGATAGACTGCACCGTGGTGGGCTGGATGCCGTTGCCGCCGAAGGAGATGACACAGAATGGCAATCAATAAGAAAACCCGTGAGGCGGTATACCAGAAGTACGGCGGCCGCTGCGCGTATTGCGGTAGGGCAATTGCCTACAAGGATATGCAGGTCGATCATTTCCGGCCGCTGCGGGTATGGAATGAAGCAGACGGCGCGGCAGATAATATTTCAAACCTTATGCCCGCCTGCCGGATGTGCAACCACTACAAGCGCGCAAACTCCTTAGAAGTGTTTCGCCGGTATATTGCCGAGATTCCCCGCAAGCTGCGCAGCGACTATATTTATAAAATTGGCGTGGCCTACGGGAACGTCGTTGAAAATGAAAAACCGATTGCGTTTTTCTTTGAAACCGAGGAGGCCAAAGCCAGCTCCGAAGCTGCCGCAATGGGCCCGGAAGACATGGCCCATTATTTGATGGATTTTTGCCACGGCCGTTTGGCGGCCGGGAAAGGCTGCCCAGGCTGCCCGTTTGATAAACCGACCAGCAACAACGGGGATGGAGAGTGCCGTTTGTACGTTCCTGACGACTGGGATTTTTGAGGAGGCGAAGTGAAGCATGAAAACCGAAAAGAGAATGATCTGCTTTATCGTGTCAGCAGCATTGCTGATTGTGACGCTGTGGTTTACATCCTGCAGTTCGACATCTGCTAATGTTGAAACTAAAACTGAAACTGAAACTGATGACCACCCCTGCTACCATGTTACAGTTTATTCCCCGGAAATCGAAAAAGTGGGCTATGCCGGTAGGCGTAAGCCGAAGTACACCATCACCGTGGACAGCTTTGGTGAGCTGGTGCCAGACCCGAAACTTTCTTCCGAGCGAGAGTACCAGCTCCTGCAAATCCCTCTTGGAGATGGCCGCTTTGAGTTGGTATCCACCTCGTTGGTGGAAATCGAGTATTACTGAAGGGAGAGGTGTGAGCATGAAAGCTGTGCTTTTGAGCATCCGGCCGGAATGGTGCAAGTTTATTTGGACCGGGATGAAAACCGTAGAGGTGCGTAAGACCCGCCCGACGCTGGAAACACCGTTCAAGGCGTACATCTACTGCACCGGTCACGATGGCTGGGTTATGAAGTCGCCCAAGGCTGGCGTGCAGAAAATGGACAGCAGAGTGATCGGCGAGTTCACCTGTGACAAAATCGACAGGCTCGTCCACGTCGGAACGATGATGGACATAAACATTTTGACATCGGACGGGTGGTATAAACCAGCTGGCGAACTGCTTCAAGCTGCCTGTTTGACCGAAGAAACCGCTAAAAAATATCTGCAAGGTCATAATGGCTATGGCTGGCATATTTCCGACTTGAAAATTTATAATCAGCCGAAAGACATCATGTGCTTTCACCGTGCTGTCGAGGAAAACGAACTGTGGTGCAAGAAATGCGCAATTGGCAAGAAGAAAGATGTACACTGCGCATTTTGCTATGGACTGGACGGCCTTAGACTCCGTCGTCCGCCCCAAAGCTGGTGCTATGTGGAGGAATTGAGCAATGAATAACCGAAGAACGGCGGCCAGTATTCGCCGCAGCTATACCGGTGCAAGAAGCCGCGCAGAGGGCGCTGGCTTTGAAAGCATCATTGACAATGCCTGCGCCTATTACAGATCCATCGGCCTTGCAGACATCGAAAAGACCCCGGAACCGATGCGTCCGATCGGAAGCCCAGACCGTGCTGGCCGGTTCCTTGCCTGCTACACGAAACAGGCCCAGCCGGACTACAAAGGCATTCTCAAAGGCGGAAGAGCCATCAATTTTGAAGCAAAGCACACAGATAGCGATCGAATGACCTTTGACCGCGTATTGACTGCACAAGCGCTCCGTCTGAGCCGCACAGAAGCCCTAGGCGGCATTGCCTTTGTCCTCTGTTCTTTCAGCGGCAGATGCTTCTACCTCGTTCCGTGGGCCGTTTGGCGCGACATGAAGAGCCTGTTTGGCCGAAAGTACATAATCCCTGCGGATTTGGCAGAGTACCGCGTCCCGTTCGCAGCGCCCGGAGTGTTGCTATTTTTGGAGGGAGTAAAGGAGAAAAAAGATGATCTTCACATGTGCACCTGAAAATGAAAAGCGAGACGGTGTAGACTACCGCGATGTCAAGGCATGGTTTCAACAGTGCAGGGACTACAAGATAGACGTGGATAGGCAACTTGAACGTATTCACAGGATCTATGGCAGCGCTACCAAGATTACGCAGAACCTTTCCGGTATGCCCGCTGCCACAGGAAACGGTGACAAAATCGGTAATGCTGCTGTGGATATCATTGAGGAACAGACGCGGTATCGAGAGATGGTGGAGCGGCTATCAGCGTTGCAGAACGAAGCAACAAAGCGGGCATATTGCCTTGTCGTTGCTACAGAGTGCGCAAATGCGATCGTAGATTTTTACGTTAATGGAAAAACGCAGGATCAGATTGCCGATGAAACCGGGGTTTCTGGTGTTGATATTGTCCGGAAGCGTATTAACCGGGGTTGCAAAGCTCTTGCAGAGATCTGGCCAGACTTTAGCACTGTATGAATTGTACAAATTGCATAGAAAAGCACCGTTTATTTTGTGATGTCCCGGCACTCCCGAAACGGGGTGCAGTAAGGTAAAATCAGTACAAGCGGAACCGCGCACAGCGGAGCGCCGCTTCTACGCAGTCTCCGAAACGAACCTCCATGATAATTTCCTCCTTTTGGCTTTGCATGCATTTTTCTCTCTTCACGTTTCGCGGACTGCTTCTATGCGATACACTGAAACAAAGGCAGCCTGCCGCTCATGAGAGACAGGAGGCGGTTCGATTCCGCCGTATCGCACCGTATGGCGCATGGATTAGACAACCCGCAAGGCCGCACGTGCAACCTCCCGTGCCAAGAAAAAGCCTTAGAATCCTTGCCAAGGTGTAGCTTTCCTGACAGGATGTGCGCCAACCAACAGCCCCGGCGGCGAACCGGAGCTGTTTTTATATGGCCGCCTGAGCGCAATGTGGAGCGCGGTGCGTGTGTGTAGACACGGCTGGTTCGATTCCAAGGGCGGCTTTTTATATTCCCGTAGCTCAAGTGATGGAGCAGCGGTCTCCAAAACCGCAGGCTGCAGGTTTAAGTCCTGCCGGGAATGCCATCTGCGTGCCCTGTGAGGGGGCCGCGCAGCACGCGGGGCATCTGACCGCGTAAGTTTCAGATGCAGCAGCACCCACCGTTTGACGCCTGTCCAACGAACTGGATGCACGGGTGCTGCTTATATGCCGTCATAGCTCAATTGGCAGAGCGCCACCCATTTAAGGCGGGACAACGTTGGTGACACCACGGGAACATCACTGCACAGCCAACCACTGCGCACATCCATTCTGTGGGTGCTGGTTCAAATCCAGCTGGCGGCACATTCGATATTTTGACCGTTCGGATTTCCGGGCGGTTTTTCTTTTGCATGGGTTTAGAGAGGTGGTGGCGGTGAGCGCAAAGCGGCTGACAGATAGGCAAAAAAAGAAGATCGTTGCTGACTATGTGCAGCTGCAGAGCTACGCCAAAACTGCAAAGCTGAACGACGTGGCAGAAAGCACTGTGCGGAAAATTGTGAAAGATAATCCCAAGTGCGCGGATTTGTGCGCCTTAAAAAAAGAGCAGAACACGCAGGACATGCTTTCCTACTTAGGCAGCAAGCGCGAGGAAGCACAGGATCTTCTCGGTCTGTACCTTCAGGCGATGGCAGACCCTGACAAGATTGCAGAGGCAACGCTGCCGCAGCTGTCCACGGCGTTTGGCACCATCGTGGACAAGTTTGCCATGCTGGGAGACCAGAATAGCATAGAAGCCCCGGACGATGGCCTGCTTGAGGCTCTGAGCGCTGCCGCAGACATCAGTCCGCCGGACGACGTGGAGATGCTGCCAGAGGAAGAGGACGACCATGCGGAAAAGTAACGGTTTTCGCTGGAAAGCCCTCAGCCAGCGGCAAAAGCAGGTCTTGAGCTGGTGGACACCGCAGAGCGCATACAGCAGCTACAACGGCATCATTGCAGATGGCGCTATCCGCTCTGGCAAGACCTTTGCCATGAGCTTCTCTTTCGTTCAGTGGGCTATGACCTGCTACAGCGGCCAACAGTTTGCCATGTGTGGCAAGACCATCTCCAGTTTCCGGCGCAATGTGCTGGGCACACTCAAGCAGCAGCTTGCAGCCCGTAGCTACAACGTCAAGGAGCATCGGGCAGAAAACTGCATGACCGTCAGCAAGGGCGGCAGAACCAACGAGTTTTACTTTTTCGGCGGCAAGGACGAGAGCAGCCAAGACCTGATCCAGGGCATCACCCTGGCCGGGGCATTCTTTGACGAGGTGGCCCTGATGCCGCAGAGCTTCGTCAATCAGGCCACGGCCCGCTGCTCTGTCACCGGGTCAAAGTTCTGGTTCAACTGCAACCCGGGAAGCCCGCAGCATTGGTTCTATCTCGAGTGGGTGCGGAAATGCCGTTCCCGCAAGATGATGTATCTCCATTTCACGATGGACGACAACCTGTCGCTTTCCGAGGACATCAAGGCCAGATACCGCAGCCAGTACAGTGGCGTTTTCTATCAGCGCTACATTCTGGGCCTGTGGACCGTGGCCGAGGGCCTTGTATATGACATGTTCGACCCCAAAAAACACGTCATTGACGTGCTGCCCGAGCTGTCCCCGAAGAGCGCCTATGTGGCTTGCGACTTCGGCACCCAGAACGCAACGACCTTTCTGCTGTTCCAGAAGCTGACAGATGCAGACTGCTGGATCGTCACCCGGGAGTACTACTACAGCGGCCGGGAACAGAAGCGGCAAAAAACCGTGGGCGAGTACGTAACAGACCTCAAGGCGTGGCTGAATGGTCTCAAGCCAGAGAGGATCATTGTTGACCCCTCTGCCCTGCCCCTGATTACAGAGCTGCGCAAAAACGGCTTTACCCAGACCCCTGCAAATAACGACGTTCTGAGCGGCATTCTGGACGTGCAGACCATGTTGCAGACCGGACGGCTGAAGATCTACAAAGACTGCAAGCACACGCTGGAAGAGTTCGGCGTGTACGCTTGGGATCCAGATAAAGACGACACCGTGCTGAAGGTCAACGACCACTGCATGGACGCTATCCGCTATTTCGTGCGCACAAAGCGCCTTGTGAAACTGAGGGATTGATTTTGAGCACTGTATACACATTCCAGACCTTCCAGCAGGCGCAAGTCGCCGGAGAACAGCCTGATTTCATCCGACGGTTCGTGCAGCAGCACTGCAGTTCCGGACCCTACAAGATGGCGCTGGACGCCGACCTGTACGACGCCCAGAAAAACCCGGGGGCTGAACGCTTCGCGCAGGCTTACGCTTTGATGCTGAAACGCCTATCCAAAAACACCAAGCAGGACACCCCACACCCCGATATGGTCAAGAGCAATCTTTTCCGGCGGCTCAACAAGCAGCGGGCGACCTACTCCCTCGGAAACGGCGTGGTCTTTGCGGACGATGGCGTAGACAAGGGAAAGCTTGGGCAGAACTTCGACGAGCAGATCCAGAAGGCCGGATATTTCGCCCTGATCCACGGTGAGAGCTTCGGCTTTTGGAACAACGACCATCTGGTGGTTTTCAAACTGACCGAGTTCGCGCCCCTGTACGATGAAAAGACAGGCCTTTTGCAGGCGGGTGTGCGCTTCTGGCAGCTGAACCCGGACACGGATATGCACTATATCCTGTACGAGCTGGACGGCTTTACCGAGTACACGGAAAGCAAAATTGGCAGCACGATGCAGGAGACAACGCCGAAGCAGGCATACAAGAGCGTGACCGTCACCACACCCGGCGGCGGGCTGGAAAGCGTAGAAGAAGAAAACTACAGCGCTCTTCCCATTGTGCCGCTGTGGGGCTCCGACCTGCACCAGAGCACGCTTGTGGGCCTGAAAGCCTACATTGACAACACCGATCTGGTGATGTCCGGCTTCTGCAATGACCTGCATGACTTTTCGGAGATCTACTGGCTGTGCGAGAACTTCAACGGCATGACCGATGACGAGCTGCAGGAGTTCCTTGTCAAGCTGAATCTGTACCACATTGCAGGCGCAGACACCAGCCAGGGCGGCAAGATCACCCCCTACACCACCGAGATTCCTGTGGAAGCCAGGCAGACTCTGCTGGATCTGCTCCATAGCCAGGTCTATGAGGACTTCGGCGGTCTGGACGTGCATTGTGTCAGCGCGGACAGCACCAACGACCATTTGGATGCGGCCTATGAGCCGCTGAACCAGAACGCAGACGACTTTGAGGCTCAGGTCAAGCCGTTCATCCGGCAGATCTGCGCACTGGCTGGCTTTGACAACGCTATGCCGGCATTCAACCGCAGCAAGATCACCAACACAGCTGAACAGGTCGCAACGGTGATTTCTGAGGCACCCATCATCGGGCAGGACATGGCCATTGACCTGTTGCCCAACCTGACCCCGGAACAAAAGGAGCAGGCCAAGGCTGCGCTGATGGCTGAGAGCGCAGAGCGGGAGACCGTGGACGAGGAGGAAGACACCGATGAAAAAACCCGGAAAAATTTATGATCCTCTGGGAAGATTGATCGATGTGATGCTTTTTGTCGCTGATTTTGCCATTGTGGCTGGGTGCTTTCTGGCCGTTGCGCAGGCGATTGGCTTATGACCGACCGTGACCGCGTTTCCACCCGGCAGCTGAACCGCCTGCGCCGCCGTATCCTGCGGGTATACGGCACTGCCCGCCGGGAGATGCAGGAGCAGCTCACCGAGTTTCTGGGGAAGTACCGAGCGTTGGACGAGCGCAAGCGGGCGCAGCTGGATGCAGGCGAGATCACCGAAGAGGATTACCGCATCTGGCTGCAAAATCAGGTCTTTCAGTCCGATTTGATGCACCAGAAGCTGGACGGCATCACACAGACTTGCACCACAGCCCAAGAGACGGCCTACAAGCTAGCACGGGACGAGCAATACAACATCTTTTCCTTTGGCGCAAACTGGGCTTTCTACGAGCTGGAACAAGCCGCAGGCGCGACGTTCGGGCTGACCCTGTACAACACCGAAGCGGTCAAGCTGCTGTTGAAGGAGAATCCCAAGCTGGTGCCCAACAAGCGTATCAAAAGCGAGAGCAACCGCACATATGACGCCCGGGTGTTCAACCGCTACGTCATGCAGGGCATCATTCAGGGCAAGAGTGTCCACGACATCGCCGTGCAGGCCGTCAACGGAATGGCTGATACAGAGATCCACTGGGCCATGAACAACGCCATTACAGCCCTTACCAGCGCCCAGAACGCCGGGGCTTTGCAGCAGATGCGCAACGCCCAGGCTTTGGGCATCGAGGTCAAAAAGCGGTGGAACTCCACCCACGACTACCGCACCCGTGAAATGCACCGCCTGCTTGACCAGCAGACGGCAGAGCTTGACGAGCCATTCAAGGTCATGGGTTACGAGATTCAGCGCCCCGGCGACCCCAACGCAGCGCCGGAGATGGTTTACCACTGCCGCTGTGTGCTGTCCTCTGCGCTGGGAAAGTATCCCCGGCAGAACGCTATGCAGCGGGACAATGTGACTAAAGAAGTCACCCCCATCATGGATTACACCGAGTGGTATAAATCCAAGGGCGGCAAGGAAGCTGAGCAAATGTGGTGGGCGGAAGAACGCAAGAGAAAAAAGGAGGTTGCAAAGCATGGATGAGAAGAAACCTTGCAAATTTTGCGAGAGGCTTGCGTGGTGGAAGAAAAATTCCCCCAAAGGAGAGAACGGCCTTTACACCACGTTTCAAGTCAGTCTTATCACAAAAACGCACAGGAAAGGCGCAGGCGTGTGCGGTACGGTAACGCATCGTGCCGGACAGCTGAATTTCTGCCCTGAGTGCGGTCGCATCTTAAAGAAAAAGCGAGAACCGAGGGATAAGCCGTGAACTTTAACTACGACATCAAATTCACCGACAACACCCCGCAGCTGCATGAAGCTCTGGACTCATGGGCAGAGCGGGTGCTGACCATCTGGGGCATGAAGGTGCAGGACTACGCCCAGCTGCTTGTGCCTACCGGCACGGCAGACAGCACGGGCATTGAGGGCTACGTAGGCGGTGCGCTCAAGCAGAGTTTGACCTTTGCCCTCGACCTTGCCAAAAAGACCGTGACCATCGGCAGCAACCTGTTTTACAGCGTCTATGTGGAGCTGGGCACGGGCATCTTTGCCGAGAAGGGCAACGGACGCAAAACGCCGTGGGTCTGGAAGGACTTCAACGGCAAGTGGCACTTTACACGGGGCATGAAAGCCAGACCGTTCCTGCGCCCGGCGGTGGAAGATCACATTGACGAGCTGCGGCAGATCGCCGTGGAGGAAGGGAACAAGGAGGCTTAAACATGAGCATTTTCGGCTATGACGATAAAGAACTCTATAAAGTTGCCGTAAAAGTGGATAAGATTCTTAGAGAACACCTTTCAAAGGAAGAATTGGAAATTGTGAGTGCATATCTTCTTACAATGAACAAATTTGCGGAGATTGCAGCCGCAAAAGAAGAAAAATTTGCAAAAGAAGCGTTGGACGAGCTTTTTGAAAAGGTGGATAAAAAACATGGATAACATTGTTTACAGCGCTACGGTTGAAGGACTTACGTTTGAAGACATCAAAAAAATTCAAGAAATGTTTGAACGGAACAGCGACCCACGCGTTGACATTTCTCCATATTACCAGCAGGAGATAAAAGAACGGATTCTTTTGGTTGAAATGCAGAAAGCAAGAGAACATCTTCAGGAACTTTGCGATAATGCGTATGGAAAAGGAAATCGCGTTATTATGGTATCTTCTCAGAAATCAATTTAATACTCAGCGGTTGGCGCACAGCGTCAGCCGCTTTTTTATGCCGTTTTCGCTCAATGGCAGAGCTGCTGATTTGTAACCAGCGGACGCGGGTTCGATTCCTGCAAGCGGCACCACACCGGCAGCACGTCCGGCAAATAAAACCTTATTGCCAAGCATGGCAGCCCGAGCATGGGCAGAAAGGACTATCACATGGCACTCAAAAGAGCTGACATCCGCACGATTCTGGAGAACCCCGAAACCTCCAACGATGACAAGGCCAAGGCCATTCTGGACGCCCTGCACAAGGAGACGGACGAACTCAAAGACCAGCTGGATGCAGAAAAAACAGCCCGCACACAGGCCGAAAAAGACCGCGACGCAGCCAACGGCGGCAAGCAGGCTGCAGAAAAGGCTTTGACCGACTACAAGGCCCAGCAGACCCAGAAGGACACCCACGCAGCCAAGGAAGCCAAGTTCCGGGAGCTGCTGAAGACTGCCGGGGTGCTGGACAAGTACGCAGACCGCGTTGTGCGGCTGTCCGGCGAGGACATCGACAAGCTGGAGCTGGACGAAAAGGGCAACGTCAAGGACGCCAAGAAGCACACCGACAACCTGAAGGCTGACTGGGGCGACTTTGTGGCTACGACCACGACCACCGGCGCAAAGGTGGACACCCCGCCCACAAACACCGGATCCAAAATGACCAAAGAGCAAATTTTTGCGATCAAGGACGCTGGCGAACGTCAGGCGGCCATCGCAGCAAATGCCGACCTGTTCACAGGCGGCGGAAAGGACTAATACATGGCAGCAAAAGAAAATATCACCATGACCACCGATATCACCGTAGCCGCGCGTGAAATCGACTTTGTGACCCGTTTCCAGCGCAACTGGGACCATCTGCGCACCATTCTGGGCATCATGCGCCCTATCCGGATGCAGCCTGGCACCGCGCTCAAGAGCAAGTATGCACAGGGCACCCTGCAGAGCGGCACCGTGGGCGAGGGCGAAGAGATCCCGTTCAGCAAGTACACCGTCAAGGAGAAGGAGTACGGCAAGATCACCATCGACAAGTACGGCAAGTCTGTCACCCTTGAGGCAATCCAGAATTACGGCTACGATGTCGCCGTGCAGAAGACCGATGATGAGTTCCTGTACGACCTGACCGCTCTGGTAACGGATAAGTTCTACAAGTTCCTGAACACCGGCACCCTGAAGGGCACTCCCAAGACCTTCCAGATGGCGCTGGCACATGCCAAAGGCGCGGTCGAGAACAAGTTCAAGACCATGCATCGCACCGTGACCGGCGTTGTTGGCTTTGTCAACGTGATGGACGTGTACGACTATTTGGGCAATGCCAATATCACCGTGCAGAACCAGTTCGGCTTCCAGTATATCAAGGACTTCATGGGTTACAACACCATCTTCCTGCTGTCCGACAGTGAGATTGCGAAGGGAAAAGTTATTGCCACCCCGGTAGACAACATCGTCATGTACTATGTGGATCCTGCGGATAGCGAGTTTGCCCGCGCAGGTCTGGTCTACCGGACCGCAGGCGAGGCAAGCAACCTCATCGGCTTCCACACTCAGGCAAACTATAGCACCGCAACCTCCGAGAGCTACGCCATTATGGGCGTGACCCTGTTTGCTGAGTATCTGGACGGTATCGCTGTCGAGACCATTACCCCGGGCGAGTAATCGCCCTTTTTGAATAGGAGGCATCCAATGACCGTCCCTGAGCTGTGCGTCTACACGCACAATTTTTTTGACCGGGCGGACGACCCCATTGCTGGGGAGTTCGCCTTTGAGCCGGATACCGTGCCCGCCGGGGTAGTGCCGGGGCAGTATTTCCTTGTGCGTGGCTCCATCTTTAACGACGGCGTGCACAAGGCCGGGGACGGCGATTTGACCGCCGAGACCTTCACTGGGACGGTGCAGCCCATGCGCGTGCCGCCTGCTTTTGTGGCGCTGGCTGAAAAAATCGACGCATACGACAAGGCACTCCCGTCCGGCGGCGTGTATGTGTCCCAGTCCTTTTCCGGCTGGTCCGGCACAATGGCTACAGGCACGGACGGCCTGCCCGCTGACGGAAAGACCCACTATAAATCCGAGATCAATCAGTGGAGGAAAATGTGACATGGTCAACTCGTTCACTGCATCCACCGTGATGCAGAGCTTTACCCAAAAATACCGTTTTCAGACCCGCAGCTATGAGCCGGACGGCGTGGGCGGCTTTGTTTCCGGCTGGACGGATGGCCCCGAGTTTGAAGCCGTGGAGCGTCACGACACCACCGTGGAAGCTCAGGTGGCAGAGCAAGCTGACACGGCATCTACCTATACTCTGTTGGTCAGCACCGGCGTTCCGCTGGCTTTCCCGGACTACATCAAGCGGGTGAGCGACGGCCAGACCTTTCAGGTGACGAGCGCAGCCGATGAGGGAAACGCCCCGCCGGAATCCGGCATGGGGCTTCGGGCCGTCAAGTGCAAAAAGGCGGTGCTGCCTTGATGGGACCGTCTGAGAGCATCAACCGGGCGCTGAACGCTTTTTTCAACGGCTTTGGCATCCCGGGTTATCTGGAAGATAACATCCCTCCTGCCGCTTCACTGCCCTATCTGACCTACAAGCCCACCATCCCCGGAGGGTGGAACGAAACGACATCCTTCCACGCCCGGCTGTGGTACCCCAGCAAGGGCGGCAGAGCCCCCATTCTGCAAACAGAAGATACGATCAGCGCGGCCCTCCCAAGAGGCGGCTTAAAAATCGAGTGCGAGGGCGGCGCTATTCTTTTGGACAAAGACGATAAAGATTGGGCGCAGCCACTCAACAACACGCCTGAAGGGTATCTGTGCGAATACCTTATTTTTGAACTTACACGGCTTATACCGTGAGTAAAGGAGCAATATGGCAAGAAAATTTTCCAAAATTTCGCAGAAAGCGTTCGAGTCCATGCAGATCAATGCCGGTGTCGTGCTGAACAAGTTTGACCCGTCCGGCACGACCGAAATTCAGGACGCAGACATCATCTGCGCCACCTCCGGCGGCGTGACGGCAGAGTGCAAGCCCAACATCACCGACCTTGGCGATGATGTGGACAACTGCCAGAAAAACACCGCAGAGCTGATGCAGATCGAAGACTACGACTGCACGCTGGCTTTTACAGCCCTGAACGTCACAACGGACGTTATCAAGCTGGCACTGGGTGCAGCGGATGTGAGCGAAAAGAAGGTCGCCCCCCGCATGACGCTGGACCCGACAGCAAACACCGGCGACTTCAAGGACATCTGGTGGGTCGGAGACACCATCGACGGCGGCTTTGTGGCCGTCAAGCTGATGAATGCGCTCTCCACCGGCGGTCTGTCCCTCAAGACCACCGACAAGGGAAAGGGCAACATTGCAGTCACCCTGACCGGCTGCCCCCGTCTGGGCAGTGATACCGTGCCTATGGAGTGGTACTACAGCCCCAAGGCCGCAGCATAAGGAGGACACCGCATGAAATTTTTGACAGAGCTGCCCGATGAAGAGTTTCTGCGCCACTGCTGGCAGATTGCCGATGTGGCAGAGGAGGTCTTGGAAAAATCCAAGATCATGGAGCTGTGCAAAGTTCTGCCGGTCCTGACCGGCGATGAAACACCGGAGGAGCTGGAACAGAAGAAGAAGGAGCAGGCAAAAAAGAACATTCAGGCTATGGCAAAAAGCTTGCTGTTCGACAACGCCGCTGCCACCGCAAAGCTGCTTCCGCTGCTCTATGAGCCGGACGTGGATGAAAACGGGGTGGTTGAAAATATCGGCCCGTTCAAGAAGATGCGCGCGGTAAAAGAACTGCTGAACAACGATGATGTGATGGATTTTTTGCTCTGGTGTCTGCCGTTGGTGCTGGCGGGTACAGACGCCTGATTTCTTCCATCAGCCCGGACGCTCTGCGGCTGTTTGGCAGGCCGTACATCTTGCAGCACTGCCTGAACACTTTGCGGCAAGAGCGCATCACGCTCAGCTATCAGACGTACATGACGGACGCTCTGGCGCACCTTATAGGCGCGGAAGAGCGGTGGTACGACATGGTGGCCGGGCTTGTGGAAAACCGTCCACAGCCGCCCCAGCCGTCCGCTGATGAAGTGATAGCACGCATTAAAAATGGCTTGAACGGGGGCGATGAAACCTGAAACTTTTTGAATTGAGTGCCACCCTCGGGCTGGACGACAGCGCCTACCGGCAGGGCATCCAGAATGTGCAATCTGAGACAAAAAAGACCGTTTCTTCGCTGTCAGGAGAGTACAGCAAGGCCGCAAAGGCCGTAGTGGAGCTGACCAGACGTTACAACGAATCGGTGGGCAAAACCGGCAAAGCGTCCTCTGAGACCAAAAATCTCAAGACCATGTTGGCGCAGGCAGAAGCACAGCTCAGGGCAACCACGACCGCGCTGAAAGCTGCAAACAACGGCATGGATGGCTTTGCCAGCTCCACGGATAAAGCGTCCGGCAAGTCTCTGGCCGGTGCCATTGCGCAGGGCACGGTCATGGCGAACGTATTCTCGAAGCTCGGCTCCGCTGCACTCAGTGCCGCAGAGGGGTTCATCTCTTCCGGCATCGAGTATAACGCCCAGATCGAGAAATACACCACCGGCTTTACCAATATGCTGGGCAGCGCGGAAGCCGCCCAGCAGGTCATGAGCCAGATCCAGGAAGACGCGGCAAAAACCCCGTTTGATGTCGAGTCCCTGACAAAGGCGAACCAGTACCTGATCTCTGCAGGCGAGAACGCTTCCTATGCCCGCAGTACCATCATGGCACTGGGTGACGCAGTCTCTGCGACAGGTGGTGGAAACGACGAGCTGAACCGCATGGCGCAGAACCTGCAGCAAATCGCCAACACCGGCAAGGCTACAGCGGTCGATATCAAGCAGTTTGCTTATGCCGGCATCGATGTGTATGGCATTCTGGCCGACTACACAGGCAAGTCCACCACCGAAGTGCAGAAAATGACCATCAGTTATGATCTGCTGACGCAGGCTTTGCAGGCCGCTTCCGAAGAGGGTGGGCGTTACTACAACAGCATGGACACCCAGAGTCAGACCATGAATGGCCGGGTATCCACGTTGAAAGACAACGTGAGCCAGCTGGCGGGATTGCTGACCGGCGATTTATCCAGCGGCATTGGCGTTGCGATTGGCAAGCTGAACGACATGGTCGTCGCAGCACAGGAAGCTTATGAGCTTGACGGATGGAAGGGTCTGATTGGAGAGATCACCGGCCTTACCACCGTCATTGACAAGGCCAAATCTTCGGCTGTTGGCCTAAAAGCCGTCTTTGACGCGCTGAAAAGCGGAGAAATAGGCATTTTCCACGGCGACTGGGACGCTGTCTACCAGAAAGCTTTTAACAACGACTACCAAAACAAAAAGGCCGGCAAAAAAGACACGAACTACTGGAAAGAATACGGCGAGCGTCTGAAAAAGCAGTACGGAATAAAAGAAACCAACAGCAGCTCTATCGTCACCACAGGCGGTGGCTCCTCCGGCGGCAAAAAATCCAGATCCTCCGGCTCCAAGTCCACCACCGAAACGGTCATTTCGTCCATCTCCAGCACGGCTACCACCACCGCGCAGAATGCGCTGGGCGCTGTGACCACCAGCATCCAGACCCTTACCGAAAAGGTCAAGGACAGCTCCGGCAAGATCAAAGACCGCATCACCGAGACCACCACCACGACCGGCAAGGAATTGGTCAACGGCGTGGCCACCACCTACAAGCAGGTGGAAACAAAGGTCAACGGCACGGTCACAAAGGTCACAAAGACCTATGATGACATGTCAAAAACGCTGCTGGGCACCTTTACCAACGTCTCCGAGACCACCTTTGACGGCATCACCACAAAGGTGCAGCAGGCGGTGGAAAAGTACGCGGACAACAGCGAGCATATCAAGAAAACCGTCACTGAGACCGGCCAGCGCATCGGCGAGAACGGCGCGGAGACCTACGAGAAGATCATCACCTACATCGACGGTATTCAAGATAAGGTGACGGAAACCTCTACTCTTATCGACAAGAGCGTGAAAGGAACCCAGAGCCGTATTGACCAGCAGCTGAGCGAGGCTTCCGGCCAGCTGGATAAGGGCATTTTCGGGCTGGTAAAAAGCGCCTTTAGTGATGCCAAAAACGGTGACTGGGCAAGTCTTGGGCTGGATTTTGTCAATCTGATCTGGGGCGAAGTGTCACAGGGGCAGCGCGACGTGATCTCTAAGTGGCTTACGGACGCACTGACCGCGGTCAATGAGGGCTACTTCAGCGGCGGAATCGGAAAGGCATTTGATATCTTCCAGAAGCTTTTTTCTGACGGCGGGGTAAAATCCGATATCGACGGTGTGACCAATTCGGTCAAGGCTTTTGGTGAGATCATCGACGGTCTTGCAAAGTCCGGCGGCGTGGGCGGCGCTCTGGGCAGCATCGTGCAGAGCTTTTCCGGCATGGCTGGTGGCATCACGTCTGCGCTGGGCACTATCGTGTCTTTCGTTGCAGCAAATCCTATTCTTGCCCTGATCCTGGGCGTGGGCGCTGTCGCTGGCGGCATTGGCCTTGCCATGTGGATGGACAAGAAGAATAATCAGAAGCCTGTCAGCCACTACCAGAGCCCCTTTGACAAAACCGGCACGTATGACAGCCTGGGCACCTTCTCCACCCGTGCGGCCCTGCAGTACCGCGTCACCGGCCAGCAATCAATTGTTGACCGGCAGACCAGCATTCTGGAGCGCATCGAGGGGATGCTGGACGAGCATCTGCCCGACATCGGCAAGGGCCAGGTGGTCATGGATTCCGGTGAACTGGTGGGCGTGCTGTCGACCCGCATGGCGACCAACATAGATGCACGCATCGGCGTGACAGTGGAACGGAAAGCGAGGGGTGTGTAATGGCAAAGCTTCTGGGGGCAAAAATCGGCAATTTTCACACCCTGACAGATTGGGGGCTGTACCTCAAGGTAGGCAGCCCTAAAATCGGCGCGGCAGAACCGGAAGAATACCTTGTGCAGGTCACCGGATCTGATTCGCTGCTGAACCTGACCACATGGGACGACGGCAAGGTGCACTATAAAAAGCGCACCATCACCATGGAACTGCTCTGTAACGCGCCAAAAAGCAAGTGGCCTTACATCGAAAGCACCATTGCCAATGCCATTCATGGCAAGTGGCTACAGTGCCGCTTTGATGAAGACCCGGCGTGGTACTGGGAAGGGCTTTGGAAAGTCACACCCTCCCGCGACCGGCTTTCCAGCACCTTTACCATCACCGGCACCTGCAACCCCTTCAAGCGCAGCGTCTACGACGGCACCAACGACTGGCTGTGGGATGACTTCAACTTTGAGCATGATATTGTGCGCAACTACACGGATATCCCGCTCAAGGCGGGCGAGGACAAAGAGGTGTCCATCACCGGTGCACCGCGTGCGGCCGGCATCTACTTCCAGCGCAGCGAGACCTACGCAAACATCGCGGTGTCTCTCAATGGCTTTGAGGTGGGCATTCTGGCCAAGTCCACCGACTGGCAGTATATCGAGGGGCTTACTATGCCGGATGGCGTGGTGGGCACCCTCGTATTTGCTGCATCGGCAGACTGCAGCATCAGCATCAAGTATTTGGGGGCAAGCCTATGAGCTACAAAGTTTATGCTGGTGTGCAGACGGATGTAGACACATGGGAAACTAAGGTCTGTATCCACGATATCAGCGATATTACCGACACGAAAAAGCTCATCAGCCCCACGCTGACCCGCGAAGTGGGTAAAGCCGGCTCTTTTGAGTTTACCATGCCGCTGGGCAATGTGGCACACTCTGCGCTGCAAAAGCTGCGCACTACGGTAGAGGTGGAACAGGACGGCGTTTCCATCTGGCAGGGCCGTCCCATGAGCCATGAGCAGGATTTTTTGATGCGTCAGAAAATCTACTGCGAAGGGGAGCTTGCGTATCTGAATGACAGCGGCATTGCGCCGTACGCTGCAAAAAATGTGAGCCTTTCGCAATTTCTGGAATGGATCTGCGATAACCACAACGCGCAGGTTGACGCTTACAAGGCGTTTACTCCCGGAAAAGTCGAGATGGACATCCCCATGATCGTGCCCTATGTAGACGGCATCAAAGTCGTGCAGGTGGGTTACAGTTACGATTCTGATGATGGAGATTACATTTACCATTGGGGAATTGTAGACCCCGTGGATGGAAAGACGAATATTTTCTATGAGCAAACAGAGAGCGACAAAGCTTCCTGCCTGAGCTGGAAAATCGGTGAAGAGCACATTGCGAACGGTCGCATTATTTCACGGATTGGAAGCAACAATTTCCGCGTGCGCCTATTTGCAGCCTATGTAAAGGGCAAAACGTACGCCGCAAAGGTCGAAGTGAAAAAAGCCGAAATCGTCTGCGGTACTTGCAACAAGAATTTTGGCACGTACTCCATTTATAACGTTGAGCAGGCATCTGAATCCAAGACCTTTAAGATCACCGAGAAAAACGGGAAATACAGCCTTGCTATCAACGGCAAGACGGATCCCCGCTTTTTGTTTGATGTGAAGGAACCTACATACAGCTTTGGCGATGGAAAAAACTACGGCGTTACATGGAACATCTTGCAGAGTGAGCTGGTTGAAAAGTACGGCGGATATCTGGTGCTGCGCCATGCAGAAGATCCTGACGGAAAACCGCGCCGGTATCTGGACTATCTGCAGGCGGTCACCGATAAAAACACCCAGACGGTGGCTTTTGGAACAAACTTGCTGGATTTGACCAACAACGTCAAAGCAGAGGATATCTACACGCGGGTGATCGCGGTAGGTGCCAAAAAGATAACATGGCTTGTTTTTTCGTGGGGAGAAACTATTACAGAAACCGCAAACGATCTGGCTGCGCAAAAGCTTTTTGGCATCATCACAAAAGTGATCTTTATTGAAGGCATCGAAAGCACGCCGCAGTCTTTGCTGGATGCGGCAGAGGAAGAACTTGCCAAAAATCTGCGTTATCTGAACGGTATGACGGTCAAAGCGGTCGATCTGAAAGACGCTGATATTGATGTCAGCCGTATTGCAATTGGAAAGCAAACGCACATTTTCTCTGCACCGCATGGTGTAGATACCTGGTTGCTGTGTTCCAAGCTTGTTGAGCCGTTGGATTCGCCGGATAAAAAGGAGTTTACATTTGGCACTGAGTTTTCCAGCATCAGCGACCTGCAGGCTTTGAGTGCACGCAAAGCGTCCGATGCTTACGATTTGAGTCGATCGCTCAAAGGGTACATGTCAGGCTAATGAGACAGGAGGTGTTTTATGGATAAAACTTTTGATGAAGCCATTGCGGGAATCCGTAAGGCTGAGCGCGGCGTGGAAGTCCGTGAGGACATCGCACAGGGCATGGAGTACGTCAAGCAGTACGCCGAGGAAGTGACAGGCCAGCAGCAGGCTACTTTGCAAGCCGCTCAGACCGCTGCCGGAGCGGCCAGCACCGCGACGGAAAAAGCCGCAGCAGCCGAAGGGAGCGAAAGCGCCGCCCGGACCTCCGCCGCCGACGCATCCCAAAGCGCACAGTCAGCGTCCGCAGACGCAAAGAGCGCGGGAAGCTCTGCCGCTTCTGCCAAAGCTGAAGCGGACAGGGCTGCGGCCATCGTGAGCACCGACAAGACGCTATCTGTTGAGGGCGCTCCGGCTGACGCAAAGGCTGTTGGCGAAGCGATGAAAGGCGTGATAAGCGCAGACGCTGTAAAGACCTTGATTGCAGATGCTCTGGCAGAAGACCACGCGAAAATCAAATTTTGGGTTTCGGAAGACCCCACCAGCCCTGCCGCCCTGTTTGGCGGCACATGGGAGCAGATCGCGTCCGACCGCGTGCTGATGGGTGCCAGCAGAAGCCACGCAGCGGGCACCACCGTGGAGGCCGGACTGCCGAACATCACAGGCAGCGTGGGCAGATTCGCAAGCGGTCACCATTCTAACGAACTAGATAGAAAGCAGGGTGCTTTAAGCTATTCAGGGCAAGGCAACAATTTGGGCTATTACAGCTCTAGCGGCTCGTACGGATATGGCTACTACATTGATTTTAATGCCTCTAGCTCCAACGCCATTTATGGCCGCAGCAACACCGTGCAGCCCGCCGCCTACTATGTGCACATCTGGCGGCGCGTGGCCTGAGAAAGGAGGCTTTGAACCATGAAGATTATTGACGAGAACGGCGCAGCCATTGAGACCCCTGACCTGACGCTTGGGTATCTGGTGGACGACACCGAACCAGTGGAGCACCCCGCCGTGGAAGGCGTGGCGGAAGTGAGCCACTACGAGACCGTAACGGAGTATCCCGGCGGCGGCAGGGATGTTCGGAAGGTCATCGACGTGCCGGGCGTGCCTGCGCAGGCCGCATGGACCGAACAGGTGCCGGTGCAGAGATACATCCGCTATACGGAAGAAGAATTGGCCGCGCGGGAAGAAGCGCGCAAAAAGGCCGAAGCCTGGGAGAAGCTGCCGGAGACGGTGGCGGCACTGCAAAAAGAAAACGAGATGTTGAAACAGTGCTTGCTTGAAATGAGCGAGATTGTTTATGCATAAAATCACACAAAGAATCGAAAGGATGGTATTTATGATGGCAATGTTGTGGGCACAGGAAATCATGTCTGCTGAGACTATGGAAGAGGCAAAGGCACTGTATGGGCGCTGCCCCCGCCTGCTGAAGGAGAAGGTCAAGGCGCTGCTCATCAAGAGCGGGTTTGAGGAGATCGTGCAGGAGGAGTAAGCGATGGAAAAACTTTTGGAATTTCTGGCGTGGCTGGTGAAGGTGCTCTTTGGCAGGGACGGCGAAAGCCCTGCGCCGGAAACGCCCAGAGAGACTCCCATTGAGGAAACCGTCACCGGATGGAAGGGCGACCCGCCATACCGGTACATTGACGTGAGCCGGTATCAGGGTGCGATCGACTGGGCGCAGGTGGCAGCGGCGGGTTACAAGGGGGCGATGCTCAAGACCGTGAGCACCAACCACAAGCTCTCCAAGCAGGCGGACGGTCTGTACATCGACCCCACCTTTGAGGACAATTACCGCAACGCCAAAGCGGCAGGGCTGGACGTGGGCGTATATTACTACACCTACGCCACCAGCGAGGCAATGGCCGATGCAGAGCTGGCTCTGCTGCGGCAGGCGGTGTACGGCAAGGAGTTTTCTCTCCCCATCTGCGTGGACGTGGAGGAAAACAAGCTCAAGAAGTTGTCCACGCTTGACCTGTCCAATCTTACCGCTTACGCGCTGGAACAGGTGGAGCGGATGGGCTTTTACGCCCAGCTCTACACCTACACCGGTTACAAGTATGAGCTGGACATGGCTCGGCTGTCCTCTCGGTGGGACGTCTGGCTGGCCGACTACACGGGCAAAACGCCCAACGTGACGTTTAACTACAGCGCCCACCAGCACACCAGCAAGGGCACTGTGCCGGGCATCTCCGGCAACGTAGACCTCAATGTGACCACCCTCAACTACCCCCGTATCATCCGCAAGAAGGGTCTGACCCGTCTTCGGGAGGGTAAATGACTGAAAAAGAAGCTTTGCTTTGGGTGCTTGGCATCCTGGGCAGCCTGTGCGCCGCTGCTATTACGATTGATAAGGTACTGGAAATCATTCATAAATACATCAAGAAGGCACAGGAGCCGGACAACGCGCAGAACAAGCGGCTAGATGAGCTGGACAAGCGCGTCGGAACCTTGGAACAGGGGCAGCTCCAGCATACACAAGCCCTTGCAAGAGACCTCCGGCGATTTGACGGCATTGACGAAGAAATACGCCTTGTTCTCGTTGGCGTGCAAAATCTTTTGGATTCGCAGCTGTCCGGAAGCAACCGGGAAGGTATGCAAAAAAGCAAGACCGACATTAACAACTACCTACTGAAAGGAGTAACAAATCATGGAAGCAATCTTTAACTTTATCCCCGCACCCATCGCAATGGTGCTGATGGTCATTGGCTTTGCCGCTCTGGCAGTGGGTGCCATTCGGCTGGGCTACAAGCAGTACGTCAAGCAGTGGGCGCTGGAGCTTGTGACCATCGCCGAGGACAGCATCATGGGCAGCGGTCAGGGCGCAAAGAAAAAGGCACAGGTCTTTGCCGCGCTGCGCGGCGCACTGCCGGACTGGCTGAAGCCTTTCATCACGGATGAAGTGCTGGACAGCGTGATTGAAAAGGCCGTCAGCATGATGAAAAAGGCACTGGCAGAAAAGAAGCCTACCATCAACAAGGGGTAAATTTATGATTGAGCTAAGCGTATCTCTTGCATCTTCCGGCGTGGTCAAAGTGCCCGGCTATGAGCAGCTGGTGCGCTTTGGCTACACCAAGAACCGAGGAATGTACCGCCTTGCCGTCACCGCAGCCGGCGAGTGGGAAGGGCTGACCATCCGTGCCTTTTGGCACGTTCCGGACGGCAAAGACCCGGCATCCTCGCTGGTGGTGGACGGCTATGTGGCCGTGCCCGCCAGCGTGACCGCACAGCCCGGCAGTGGGTGCGTCACCTTTGAGGGCAGCGACGGTGCCAAGACCGTCACCAGCGCAGACCTTCGGTATCGTGTCAGTGCCAACAGCGGCACAGAGGACGGCAACACGCCGGAACCTGGAACCCCTGCATGGCAGCAGCTGGTGGATTCCGTGCACACTGATGCCGCCGCCGCAGAGCAGGCCAAGACCGACGCACAGACCGCCGCCAGTGAAGCCGCCGCCAGTGCGGGCAGTTCCAGCCAGAGTGCTCAGGAAGCCGCTGACAGCCTGCAGGAGCTGAAGGACGGCATCGCAAGCGGTGATTTCAAAGGCGAGAAAGGTGACAAGGGTGATACCGGCCCACAAGGCCCTAAAGGTGAGACCGGCCCTGCCGTAGCACTGGACACCACCCTCACCCACGAAGGCGAAGCCGCTGACGCAAAAGCCACAGGCGACGCTATCCGGGGCGTAGGAGATGCCCTTGTTAAAGAAGCCACCCGGGCAAAGGAGGCAGAAAATCAGCTAAAGGAAGATATAGGAAACTTAAATAAAGTATCTGAAAAAATATCGTCCGTTAGTATCATACAAAAATGTGAAGTCAGCGATGGATATTATTGGAACTTTATCGCAGGAGGAAGAGAGACCAAAGAAATAAACGAGAATTATATTGCGGTAAAGATTCCTGTAGAAGGCAATAAGTTAATTGTTTACGGTGAGTTTCAAGATTGGGCTTCACGGTATGTTAATAACGGAGCCTATACCCCTGTTGAAAGTACGTATATCAGTCACAATACGCAAACGAGTAAAGTTGCAGAATTTTATAATATTCCGACAGATGCAAAATATCTTTGCTTGAGTTTTTATAAAGAAGGACTAGATACATCTATTGAGAGCGTTAATGTTGTATCTGGTGAATTTAGGCAATATTTATCTTATCGTAAAACAGATTTTGTTAATAGTGTAGACGTTTACACAAAGGACGAAATAGATGATAAACTTGGTGAAATACATATCAACAAGATTTATGTGGCAACAATTGGAAGTGATACAGAAGGCAATGGTACAAAAGAAAAACCATATGCTACCGTATTAAAGGCAAATGATGTTGTTACTAATGCTTCTGAAAAGAATAAGTATGAAATTATTGTAGCAGATGGAACATATACGGATTTGCAAGAAAAATACAAAGGTCAGAACGGCTCTGACTATCAAGGTGTTATTGCTAAATCATATGTAACATATAAGTCCCAAAGTAACAATCCGGAAAAAATGTATTTTTATTTGGGATGGTGGTGTTGGATATGACACTATAAGTAACGATACTTGTACTAATAAATGTTTTTTCCACATAAATTCAGTAACCATCAATACTGTAATTAAAGGGTTTAAATTCGTTGGGTCTAATTTGAGATATTGCTTACATTTTGAAAGTAATTGTCTTACGACACCTTATATCGAAAATTGCATTTTTGATTGGCACGGTAGAGATTTCGCACCCAAGAATGGCCCTGTTATTGGTATGGGTGGAAGTATTTTCTCACATATCACTTTTAAGGATTGTAAATTCCTAAACTCACAAAATGATGCTGGCATTCAATGGCACGATAACACATACCCTTATGATTGGATAAATGGAAGATACGAGCCGGAAGGTCTTTGTCCAAAAGGCGCAGTAATTGAATGCATTGATTGTCTGTTTGACGGATTAAACGTCCAAGTGAGGAGTCAGAATGAAGATAGGCCGATGCCATGTTGTTTAATCCTTAAAAATTGTGGTGGATTAAAAAATGTATATCCGTCAATTATTGCGGGTGGTACGAAGAATTATTGGAAATTATTTAACCAATGTAGTTTTATCAAAAATGATTTACTTACAGATGCCACTGAAACTACAACTTATGATGAAATGACATCAATCAAAACATCGACTAATTAACGAAGGAGGTACACATGGCTATCAAAAGCAAAGCCCGGCATGACCTGACCCTGCGCTCCATCAAGAGGGAAATCGCCGCTGGACGCGATGTTGCATACTGGCTGGACAAGGCGTACACCCATCTGGACAACGGCTTGCTGACAGAGGACGACATTGCAGAGGTGGAAGTCCTTGCACAGGCGTACTACGACGCGCTGGATGCGAAGGACAAGGCGAACGCTGAGGAAATTACGCAGTAAGGAGGATATCATGGCAAGCACTACATACCGCCATCTCGGTGACGTCACCGGGATGTTCGCCGCACAAGAGCAATTTCGTGACATCACGAAAATGGTCTGCGCACGTCTTCGTGGCCTCACGAAAACATATTATCTCGGCAATGCCAACAAACTGGTGACGTTTTGTCACCGTTTTGCCAACATTGGCAATATGGTGCGCAACGCCGGACAGCTCCCGCAGCCCTTCTGGCTCGGTGCTGCCTGTGGCGGCGGCTCGCATAGTCTTTCCGCCAGCGTTGCAAGGGCTTAATGCAGAACAGATAAAAGCTGTGATAAAACGTGCGCCGCTTGGGAGGTATGACCGGAAAATCGCCCGGTTGCGGTACGTTGACCAGCTATGCCAAGTTGACATTGCAGCGCGTGTGCCGTATTGCCGGACATCAATCGGCAATAGGCTGAAAATTATTGATAAAATGCTGGATGTGTGATATACTAATCTTGTTTATGGATTAGTCGGAGTTTTTGCTCTGGATCTCAAAAGCGGCAGGCTTTCGGGTCTGCCGCTTTTCTTTTTGCACCAATTGTGGTATAATCATCTCAACAAATCCTCCCGGCCTATCGAAGAAGCGCATTAGGGTGGATATTTGAAAGGCTCCTGCCTTTGTAGAGAGCGGCATTGCCTGTGGGCGGTTCCGCTCTTGATTTTAGACTTCGCCATTTTGGCTTTATTTAATGCAGAAAACCCCCGGTGTTCCGTTTGGAGCATCGGGGGTTATTTTTTTTAAGAGTTTTGCTTTAGCAGTCCGTAGTGCTCAGCCAGCAAAAAACGGACGTATGCCGGGCAGTCCCGGCTTCCAGCACACCAGTTCTGCACGGTACGCCGCGGGATGCCTGCCCCCTTTGCAAATGCAGTCTGGGACAAACCGGCGCGGGCTACCAGCTCGCGCATGGACAGGTGCGCCAGCTCCCAGATGGTGGACAGTCTTGCCTTTTCGGCATCCAGATCAACGCACCCGGAAGTGTCATCTGGGACGGTCATGGTCGCGTTGTTAAGGAACGCCACCCGGGACGCTTCCGGGTCAGAAGCCATAGCAAAGAGCTCAGCGGTAGTATACATAGCTTTCTCCTTTCAAATGCGGTCTTTCACGGACAGACTAATCTTGCGGACGAAACCGTCCGGGAACTTTTCCCCGCTCCAAAGAGAACCAATATCTCCATCGCCGCCGTTGTCGCTGGGGAACTCATAAAAGGCAGTCATACCAAAGCAATCATTGGAGCGGAGCAGCTTCACAATGCGGTTGGGAGCAAGCGCAATCTCCCGGGTGAGCTTGCCGTTCTCGTCCAGCGCGTCCTCGCACAGCCACTGAAGTGCCGAGATAAACTCGTCCATTGTGATGGTGGAGTGGGCTGCCCAGTCGCTAAAAATGCGGCTGTTACCTGCAAGGACGATCTTTTTCTTAGTCTCAAAGTTATTCATAGTGGTTACCTCCGTTCACTGTGTGGCTTTGCTTTCCTTTACTGTATATAGTATACACCCAATGAGTGCAGAAGTCAAGCATTTTTCCAAAAAATATACCCAATGAGTGTATCTTTGCGCCCGTGCTGCCTTTTTTGCAGCGTGGGCGCTTTTTTCTTTTTGCTTAAAATAATCAAGGTCTAATCAAGATTTAATCAAGATCTTTGTCCTTCGTTGTACCTTCGTTGTCTCTCGTTTTCTCCCGGTGCGGTACACTGGGCGCAAAGGGAGGGGGTGCCATGTGGCACAAGTTTAACCCGAACCCGCGCGGGAGCAGCGTCGGGGACTGCGTAGTGCGGGCGGTTGCTGCGGCCACCGGTCAGAGCTGGGAGCAAGCGTATATTGCGCTGGCGCTCACCGGCTACGCCCTCGGCGATATGCCCAGCGCCAACCGCACATGGGGCGCGTACCTTCAAAAGCGCGGGTTTAAGCGCCGTTTGGTGGAGGCAGACTGCACCACCTGTTACACCGTGGCAGATTTTGCCCGAGAGTATCCGCGCGGCGTGTATGTACTTGGCTGCTCCGGCCACGTCCTGACCGTGATCGACGGCGCGTGGTGGGACAGCTGGGACAGTGGCGCGGAATGCCCGATCTACTACTGGTACAAGGAGGAAAACGATGCCGATTTATAACGGATACCCGCAAGTGTTTTACCCGCAACAGCCGCAAGGGCAGCTTGAAACGCTCAGGGCAGCACAGTACCAGCCCCAGCCCGTCATAATGCCGACAATGCAGGGGCAGGCCGCACCGACTGACAGCGGCTTTATCTGGGTACAGGGCGAAGCGGCAGCCCGCGGCTATCTGGTCGCCAACGGAAGCCGGGTGCTTTTACTGGATGCCGATTCCGATACCTTCTACATCAAAGAAGTGGGGCAGGACGGCAGGCCGTTCCCTCTCCGCATCTACGACTACAAAGAACGCACCAGCGGCCCCAAAGCGTCGATCGCTGCCACGCAAGCCGCAGGCGGGGAGTATGTCACCCGCAAGGAGTTCGACGCGCTGGCGGCAAAGCTGGCGGCGTTGGAGAAGCAGGAAGCACCAGAGTCGGAAAAGGAGAGCTAAACGATGAGCAGCAGCTTGTATAATTCGATAGGCCGACAGACCCAGAGCCCCATTGGCGGGCAGTTCCAGCAGTTTATGGGCCAGATGCAGGGAAAGAACCCGCAGGAGATGATAAACCAGATGCTCACCTCCGGCCAGCTCTCACAGCAGCAGCTCAACGCTATTCAGCAGCGGGCGCAGCAGATCGCGCCGATGCTCAATGGCATGAAAAATATGTTTGGATTCTGAAATGCGGCCGCATTTAGAATAAATTTCAAAATTTAACGTAAAGGAGTAAAACTATGTCTCTTTCTTCTGATAGCACGGTTCTGACCATGCCGGTACAGCCCGCCAACGGCTACAGCAACGGCTTCAACGGCTGGGGCGGCGACTGGATGGGCTGGATCGTCCTCTTTCTGATTTTCGGAATGTTCGGCTGGGGCGGCATGGGCGGCTTTGGCTGGGGCGGCGGCATGGGCATGGGCGGCGCTTCGCCTTATATGACCAGCGCTGTCACACAGGCAGACCTGCAGCGCGGCTTCGACAACCAGAGCGTCATGAACAAACTGAACGGGCTGGAAAACGGCCTGTGTGATGGCGTCTATGCCATGAACACCGGGATGCTTCAGGGTTTCAACGGCGTGCAGCAGGGCCTGAACGGCGTCACCAACGCCATGCAGCAGGGCTTCAACAGCACCAACGTTGCGCTGATGCAGGGGCAGAATGCTCTGGCTACACAGCTGGCAGACTGCTGCTGCAAGACCCAGACCGCGATCCAGGGCGTCAACTACAATCTGGCCACGCAGGAGTGCGACACCCGGAACCAGATGCAGCAGGGCTTCTGCGCAACGCAGAACACCATGAACAACAACACCCGGGACATCATCGAGAATCAGAACAGCAACACCCGCGCGGTGCTCGACTTCCTGACCAATGATAAGATCGCCACCCTGCAGAGCGAGAACAACGAGTTGCGCCGGGCTGCTTCCCAGGATCGACAGAGCGCGTTCCTGACCACCGCGATGAACGCGCAGACCAACCAGATCATCGGGACTTTGCAGCAGAAAGCTCCCGTGCCTGCCTATCAGGTGCCCAACCCCAACGCCATTTACTATGGCTGTGGGACCGGCTGCGGCAGCTGCGCATAACCGAATCACAACAGCTTTTTGAGTGGTTGTTTCCAAAATGGAAATGCCCACATCAAAATGTTCAGCCCCTGAGCTGATTTTGCAAACCAGAGCGCCGGGGCAGCAGTCCCGGCGTTTTTATTATGAAAGGAGCCGATAAAATGGCTGAGTTTAGCAATTCTAACACCGTCAGCGTGGCAGCGGGTGAAAACCTTCCCCTGACCGAGACCGCGGTGAAAGCGCCTGCGTTCATTGTGCACCGTGAGGGAAGCGGCCTTGTGACCTTGCGCGGTCTGACCAGCGGGCAGTGCCGGGCCCGTTTCAAGGTAAGCTTTGGCGGCAATATCGCCATTCCCACCGGCGGCACTGTGGGACCCATTTCCGTGGCGCTGGCTGTCAGTGGTGAGTCGTTGACCAGTGCGACAGCCATTGTCACCCCGGCGGCAGTCGAAAATTACTTCAATGTTTTCGTGGCCGCTTTCATCGAGGTGCCGCGCGGCTGCTGCGTCACCGTGGCAGTTAAGAACACCAGCGCGCAGGCGGTCAGCATTGCAAACAGCAACCTGATTGTTGAGCGGGTAGCATAAGAAAGGAGATAAAGTCATGCTGGATAAATTGAATCACCTGAAGGATGAGATGTGCGACGAGCTCATGGAGCTGACCGACAAAAAGAACCGTTCCCCGGGTGATATCGAGATGATCGGCGAGATCGTGGACATCATTCTGGACATCCATCGCATCGAGGATTACTGCGAGGGCGGCGAGTACAGCCGAACAGGCGAGTGGGAAGCTGACATGCGCGGGACTTTCGGCCACGATGCCGGAAACGGTTACAACCGGGGCAACAGCTATGCCAACCGTGGCCGTCACTATGTGCGCGGGCACTACTCCCGCACGGATGGCCGTGAGCGTATGATTTCTGACATCGAGGGCATGATGCAGGAAGCCACCGGTGCAGAGCGTGACGCATACAAGCGGGCAGCCGACATCCTGCGGAACGCATAAGAAAGGGGGCGGCAGGCATGGACATTGACGAGATCAACACCCATATTCACAAGCTGAAATGCGGTTCAACGGACTGGCAGAGCGTGGAGAAGCTTGCCGCCCTCTGCACTGTGCGGGACGAGCTGGAAGAAGCACACGCACCTGAAACGCAGATCCAGGCACTGCCGCCCACGGATTACCGGGCAGCGTACTCCACGGCAACGGAACCGCAAAGTGACTTTGTGACGGCTGCCAGCTCCGTTCCTTTCGGCGGTCTGATGCAGGTGCTTGACGAGCACATGAAGGCAATAAAGCTGGTGTACCCGAAAGAGTATGAGCTAGTAATGCGGAAGATAAGCGACTTGTAAAAAGACATAAAATGTGCTATTTTTACATAAGCTTCAGCGTTTGGGCACGATGCGCATAGTCTAACAATAAGTCAACAAATCAATAATTATTTACATCAATACGTCAAATAAACTTGATTTGTAATCAGTGGGTTGCAGGTTCAACTCCTGTCACCAGCTCCAAAAATAAACGCACGAACGATAAAAACAAATCGTTCGTGCGTTTTTCTTTTTGCTTGAAACGCCTTAAAATCTCCTGAATGAGCGTGATAATCTAACAAACAATCTAACAAATCAGTACTTCATCTTCTGCATTTCCTGCAACAAATAGGCTGGATCGTTGTGGGAAACGTACTTGTTGGCCGTGGTGGAGAAATTTTTGTGCCCGAGGATGGCCTGCACGGCGGTCTTTTCCAGGCCGCACTCCACCATCTTACTACTGGCCGTGTGGCGCAGCGTGTGTGGATGCACGCCCTCTATATGGCATTCTTGCATCAACGCCCGGAACTTTGTAGCCACGTTGCGCTTATCCAGCTTTGTGCCGGTCTTGGATGGAATCAGCCATTCACACCCGCTGTCCAGCATCCAAAAGGCAATGATCTTGTAAATGGGCTCAAGGATGGGAATAATGCGGTTTTTGCCTGCCTCGGTCTTTTCGCCGCCCTGCATGTACCGCTCTTTCAGATGCACATCCTCGCAGCGCATGGAAAGCAGCTCGTCAATGCGCATACCGGTATAAAGCAACACCATTGCGATTTGCGCCGTTTGCCCAAACCTTGGGTCATTCTGTCGGCTGCTGATCTGCTCGATCTCTTGGGCGGTAAGGGTGCGCTCTGCTTTTCCTGTAGCCGCCGGGAGCTGCAGCAGCATGGCGTAATTTTTGTTTATGATATCCTGCGCCATTGCCCACTCGCAGATCTGGCTAAAAAGCGTTCGCTGTTTTTCACAGGAGCTTCGGGAGAGCCCTTTTTCCACCATTGCGTCAATGACCTGTTGATAATCCGCCGCCTTCAAGTCCCGCAATTGTCGGTCGTACAGCGGCGCGGCCTTTGCATAGGCCAGCTCGTACCCCTTTTGCATGTCCGTGCTAAGCTTGTCAAATTTGGGCTGTGCTTTCCATTGGACATAGGCATCCGCAAAAGTGCACTTCAGACGCGCTGCGGGGGTGTTCTGGGCGTTGTAAGCGTCCAGTGCTTGTACTGCTTCGCCTGCCGTTTCAAACGTCCCCAGAACGTCCCTTTTGGCTGTAAGCGCAACATACGGTCTTGCCCGCGCTCCACTCAGTTTATACACGCTGCCGCTGCCCTTTGGACGGCGGCGTTTTTTTCTTTGCTGCGGGGCGGCTTCCGGCTGTTTCTTCCCGCACCACGGACAAAAAGAAGCACCATCCGGGATCTCCTTCCGGCAACATGGTCTTACGCACTTCATAGCTTACTCCTTTTTTCGCCCGATGTAACCCTGCGCGCCTTTTTCCGAAGCTTCACGCCCGGCCTTGTAAGTTACCTTCAAATCGTCTATTGGCGGCTGTGGGTCGTCCGGGCAGGGGTCTAATCCCATGTTCTGGGCAAAATTGTATTGGTTGATGATGATTCCGCACACGCTGACCCGGTTGTTGAGTGGGCAGTGCAGGTTGGCGGCTACCTCGGAGATCACAGCGGGCGGGCTGCTGCCATGGTTGCCCTTCAGCACGAAAAGAAGCAGTCGTTTCGTCAGCGGTGGCAAGTTTACCACAAAGCGGCACAGCTCCGCGTCCAGCTCTGTGTCGGTCTTTCTGTCATCGGGTGTCGCGTACAGCTCCGGGTGGATCATCTCCATAAACACGGCGATGGGGGATGCCCCGCAGGCCGTACACCAATCCATGATCTCGTCGCTGTCCGGGCTGGTGCAGCCTTTTTCCCAGCTCTGCACTGTTCGCTCCCCTTTTTCGATGCGCCTTGCGATCTCCGCTTGACTCAGGCCAGCAGATACCCGGGCCTTTGCAAGCGCTTTCCCAATCTGGGTCGCCGTAAAATAACTCATACTTTCGCCCCCATAAAAACAGCGTGTTTTTAACAGAAAATGGCGCAGAAAAATTCTGCGCCATTCGACAAAAAATATCCGTGTTTTGTTTTCCAACGGCGCATGGTAAAATCTGGAACATAAGACATAAATATGCACAAAAGAAAGGGGAAAACAAAATGGATTTTGATCAAAGAAACGGTAAAGGAACCGAAACGACCATCATTGACGGGATGCCTGCCAGCGTTTTGACCGGAACCGAACGCACCCCTGCACCCTGGGAGGAATGAGTTATGAAAAATCTGTCACACTTTCGCACCCATGCCCGTGCCCTGCTGGCCTGCTATTTGGATATGACCCCGGAGCAGCAGCGCCTTGCTCGCGCTTACATTCAAGATAAGGCCCTGCCGGAGGTGCAAGCCCTGCGTAACGCAGCCGGTACGCCCGGCGGGGCGCTGGCCGCTGACTTGCTGCAAAATTTGCAGCAGCCTTGCAACCGCGAATAGCAACGTGCATGTCGCGCGCATCTTGCAAATACGCATTTTTTTGTGGATTTTTTCACTAAAAACAGTGCACGAATGGGGATTGACGGAAACAACCAGCGGTTTTATAATGTGGTTGTGAAAAGGCTTACAGGCCCAAGCGCTTACGCTGTTCCTCTTGCGATTTTCTGAAATTATCGTTGTGTGCCTCAATTTCGGCTTCAATTTGAGCGGCAATGTCTTCCCAATGGCTTGTATCGCCACCTGCTATCCGGCGGTTGATCTCCCACACGTCCAAATGGCAACAGCCACGGCCAAGTGGAGCAACGGCTGCCTTGCAGTCGGTTACATAAGTATTGTCTTTTAGCTCTTGTTTTCCAAGCTCTGTAAGCTCGTATTTTTGCTTATCGTTCATCCGAATAAAGCCGCTAGCTTCAAGCGTTTTCAAGTGAAATCCAACGTTTTTGATGCCATACTGGTACCACCAGAGCCCCGGATAACCGTGCTTTGGATGCGGGTACAGCTTTCCGCTTGAGCAATAGCTCAAAAGCTTGATTTCCGCAACGTAAAGGCCACGCTTTGACGGGTAAGAAATCTTTTTCCGTTCCTGAAAAGTAATGACTTTGCATGTGCCGTTTACGGCATCAAAAGACATCGACGGCGCATAGTCTTTATAATAAGACGGATCTTGATAATACTGCCGCTCTTCTGGAGGGATAGGCGGTTCTACGTCCTGATTAAAGGCAAAAGCAGTGAATAAATCCATTGCTTACACCTCTTTTAGCTCTTCAAGCTTCAAATCCAGATAGCTTCTTGAACGCACAGGCATTTTGTCAAAGTAAGGCTCAAAGGATGCATACCACCTTTGATTCGAGTTTGTGCGTCCGCGTTCCGTTTTAAGGGTAGAAAGCTTTTGGAGCTGCTTTATATAGGCATTGTCTATCAGGACGTTTACGGTGTCGGCAGTGGTTTCCTGACTGAGAGCTTGAGCTTTCAAAGAGGAAAGGTCACTGGTGAATTTTATCCCTTTCTGTTGCAGTTCGAGCATGTTGTCCAACCGTTCCATAGCGAGATCGTACCTCGAAAAGAAAGTTTCCGGGTTAGTCGTTTTCTGCATGATATTCAAGGAATCTTGAAATTCATCCATGAAAATCTTGGCGTTCATCCGGTCAATTTCCGCTATTGCTTCTTCTGGGGTAGTCCTATCAACGCTTTCCATCGCAGGGGAATTAAAAGTATCTGAAGCAGCCGCGGTGTCTCCTGAATGATAAGAGCGGTATTTGGTTTTGTTATAATCGACAACGCAAATTGCTGCGACCAAAAAAGGGAAAGCGAAGAAAGCGATGAACAAAAAACAAATTTCCGAAATATCGAAAGAAGGCTTCCAGATGCTCGGTATAGGACACAAGCAAATTAAACCAATTGCAAAGCAACCAGCCCACTGTAAAAGCGTAGGCCTTGCGTCTTTCCATTTTACAGATGCTCGCTTGTACGGCGTTCTTTCCTTGTAAGTCGGTTGAACTGTAGAACCAGAAGGAACGGAAGAAATGATAGCTTTTGCAATCGCACGCTGCGTGCGTTTGCTTGGCGCGATAGTTTTCTTTACCTTCTTAAGCCAGCGCCTGTTTTCGCGGTCTCGTTGATCGTAAGCCGAAACTTTTCCGCGCCGTGACATGCCGCAACACCTCACACATATTTACTATAAGGAGGAACCAAAAATGCAGGACACTTCATTCAGCCCGGACGAAATCAGAAAAATCATCGAAAAGCTAAAGAGTGACCCTGCATTTCGTCAGAAAGTCCTCGTTATTCTTAATAAGGATTAGAGAAGTTCTCGGATAGCGTTCTTTTTCGCTTCCGAAGCTCCAAGAATCCGTCTTACAAGCTCAGCGTCTTCAGGAGACAGGCTGGACAAGTCCACGCCCTCCGGGGTGCTGGGCTTTTCTTTTTGTTCTTCGCCCATAAGCTCTTCAATAGAAATTCGTAGAAAATCAGACACAAGCAGTAGCTTATCTTTCGGCGGATAGCGCTTTCCATTAGCCCATTTTCCTACTGTTTCAAATCTTTCTCCATTTTTGTAATGGAGCTTCCTTGATTTTTGCACGATACACGGATGAATTCTACCAGCTCAGGCAAAGAACGCATAAAAAACTCCTCCAATAGCCTAATTTTCTATTGACAACTAGAAAATTAGGCTATATAATAGAGAGCGTAAGGAGCAAACAAAACCAAAGCCCCTGACAATATTATATCGGGCAGACGCTAGATTTTATTCACTTTGTACCTCGCAACTACATAGTAGCATATTTTCTAGTGATTTTCAAGCCCGGAAAGGAGAATTGCTAGTGAATGTATCAAAAATTGACCAGTTTTGCAAGTTGCACGGGCTGAGCCGCACCGATCTGGAGGCGGCGGCGGGCCTGAGCAACGGCGCAATCGGAAAGTGGGAGCGCTCGATTTACGGGCCCAGCCTTTCACAGCTGCTCAAGCTCGCAAGGTATTTCAAGGTTACACTGAACGAGCTTGTGGTCTACGATGAGGAAGGAAAAGAAAAGGAGAATACAAGTGCCTGATTTTGAAACATTTTTGCTTGCGCTTGCATCGATTGCGCTCATTGTCGTTGCTTTTGGCTTTTCGTGGTCCGTCATTTCCGGCCTTTGGTGGCTTATCTGCATGCTCATCGGTTGGGAGTTCTCTTTCGGCGTGGCCACCGCAATCTGGATTGTGGCGATGCTTCTGAAATGGGTGACAAGCCATGATTAAGCCCGAACCGTGGACAGGCCGTTTAGTAGGCCGGATGCACAACAACTAGATTACAGTAGACGACGTAGCAAAGCATCTTGGATTTTCGAGAAGCTACTGTTCACTGATTTTGAACAGCAAGCGCAACCCTCCCGGCATTCGGGAAAAGATGGAAACTGCCGTCAGCGAGATCATCAAGGAAAAGGAGGACAAAACGGCATGAGTGAATTAAACAATCTCATCCCCATTAGCTACGACAACCCGGAGCGCCCAACGGTGAGCGGCCGGGAGCTGCACGACTTCTTAGAAGTCACGACCCGGTACAACGATTGGTTTAACCGTATGACCGAGTATGGTTTCACTGAGGGCGAGGACTATTACTCATTTTTGAGTAATAGGTCTGACGGTCTGGCAGGCAAACCCCGCACCGACCACCAGCTCACCATCCCAATGGCCAAAGAGCTCTGCATGATTCAGCGCAATGAGCGTGGCAAGCAGGCACGGCAATATTTTCTGGCCATTGAAGCCCAGTGGAACAGCCCGGAGGCGGTCATGCGCCGTGCGGTGCTGATCGCCCAGAAGCAGAACGACCAGCTCAAGGCCGCCAACCGCCAGCTTCTGGCAGAGAACAACGACCTGAAGCCGGATGCGGAGTATGCCCGGGCGGTGTGCGTGGGCAAGAACTGCCGCACCACTACCACCCTTGCCAAGGATTACGGCCTGAGCGCCGAGAAACTCAACAGAATCCTTCACGGCCTGAAGATCCAGTACAAGACCAGCGACGGGCAGTGGGTGCTATACGCCAAGTATTGCGGCAAGGGTTACACCAAAAACCGCAAATCCACGCCGTTCCAGCACAAGAGCACCGGCGAGTGGGACACCAAGAACACCACCGTATGGACGGAAGCGGGTCAGCGGTTCATTTATGAGCAGCTCAAGGCCGTGGGAATGCTGCCCAGCGTGGAGCGCAGGCAGAGCGTGGAGCAGATGGAGCTTGCCGCCCGGCAGCACAACCAGGACGGGGTGGCGTAAGGATAATTTTGGAGGTTGCTATTATGAAAAAAATTATTGTTGGTGTAGCGTCCGTATTGGCAAGCGCTTTGCTGATGGCCGGATGCAATAAGCAGGTTATTGACCTGACCTATGAATACAGCTGGGCACAGCTGAAAATGCCCGACGGAACGATTGTCGAGGGCAATGTCGAAAACTGGTGCGACTATGAAGGCGACCAGCTTCAGGTTGTGATTGACGGTGTGACCTATCTGGTTCATTCGTCCAACATTGTTATGTGTCATTGATGCAAGGAGGATCTTTATGAAATTTACGATGCGAGATAAAATTTGTAAGCTTATCGGCAAGTACAACGAGTTGGAGCAGCAGGCTATGGTTAATGTCGCTGGATGTGCATTTCGCACTATGCTCGGCAAGATGCCTATCAAAGAAGAGGAAAACGCTTCGGAGAAGGCCAGCATTTACCACTGGATGCAGGAGGATTTGAAACAGCTACTGGAAGAGGACGAAGCCCCGGCAGACCCCCGCAAGACCGCCCCGGCTGGCAAGTGGTGCACGGAATCAGCGGCACAGGCAGCTGCGCGCGCCGCAAAGGAGGCGCAGAACAATGGGTGAAGCACTGGCGATCATCATCGCGTTTGCCGCCCTTCTGGGCATCTCGTGGGGCGTTACCTGCGCCGCCGTGTGGGCCATCTGCGCATTGATGCACTGGACGTTCACCTGGGCCGCCGGAACGGCGGCGTGGATCGCGCTCTGGCTCATCGGCAGCTTTGGCAGCTCTAAGAAGTGAGGCGCTGGCCATGCCTGCACAGAAGAAACATACCAATAAGGAAGGTTATAAGCATGAGCGAGAAAATTATTGCCTATAAGGCCATGGACAAAAATATGCAGTGCCGTGGCAAGCAGTATGAGGTGGGCAAGACCTACTATGAGGACAAGGCAGACTGCTGCCACGCTGGTATGCACGCCTGCGAGAGCCCTCTGGATGTGCTGCACTACTACCCGTTGAAGGATAGCCCTCGCTTTTTTGAGGTAGAGTGCGGCGGGAACGTGGATAAAAGCGAAGAGGACAGTAAACCGGCCTGCACTGAGCTGACGGTGAAAGGTGAGGTGAATTTTGCAGGGCTTGTAAAAGCTACGGTGAATGCCGTTTTTAATCGGGTGAAGGGCAAAGAACCTTTTTCCAGCTGCGATTACAGTACGGCTGGTTCGAGCGGCAATTACAGTACGGCTGGTTCGAGCGGCCATCACAGTACGGCGGCAGCCACTGGGGCTTATTGCAGCGCAAAAGCAGACGGAAAAGATTGCATTGCCGTTGTAAACGGTGCTTGCGGTAAGGCGTGCGGCGCACTGGGCTGCTATCTGGTGCTGACCGAGTACGATGATGACGGCCACATGATCTGTTCCAAAATGGCCCGTGTGGATGGTTCTGCTATCAGAGAAAACGTTTACTATACCCTCAAAAATGGCGAGTTTGTGGAGGCTGAGCCGTGAAGAAGCACTACAACAAGCGCTGGCTCGAACAGTGCTGGGATGCAATGCAGTCGGAACGGTTGGAGCACATCCGGCTGAAAAAGATTCTGAGAGCCAAGAGAGAGGAGAGAGAAGATGAACCCGAGCATGACGATAACGGAATGCTGCAAGATTTTGAGGGATAACCAGATCCCGAAAACGAATGACGTGCTCTCTGCGCAAATTCAGGCCGGACTTTTCCCAGAATGGGCAGTCCCTTCCGTTGGGAGCAAAAGAGCCTGCCCGGATATCTCAAGAGCGCGATTTATGAAGTGGGTCAAGGATTTTTACTGCCTTGACAAAGTCTACACAGAGGAGGGCCCGAAAGAATGAAACTCAAATCCACTACTTACTACTGGTTGGCTGTCATTTTGGGCGGCGTTGGAATGGGCACAGCTATGGGTGCAGAGGGCACCGCGCAGACCACCGGATACATCTCTGGCACGCTGTTTGCGGTGTCGCTGGTGCTGATTCTGGCCGCTGTTCTGCTGGCTCGTCTGGGCTTTGCAGCAGAGGACAGGGAGAAAGCCGCAAAGCGGCGCAAGTACGGTAAGATCAACCGCACCCACGCCCGCAACTCGGAGTATCCGGAGAATCAGGAGCGTGGGGCATGATGACAGCCAAAGAGTACGTTGAGGGCAAAGTCAAATCTTACACGCGTCTTGCCAAACGCTGCTGGCGAAAAGCCGAAGCCTCAGACGACATTGTTGTCCGGGCCGAATACTCCGCGCGGGCAAACGTCTGGGAGATGTGCGCCGAAGAAATGGACAACGTGCGGGAGATGCTGCAAGAGGAGTCTGGAGAAATCACGTATGCCTGACACTGTCATCCATGTCATGTGGTACACCGTGTATGACGCCAAGTCCGGAGACCTGATTGCCAGCGGTACGTCTGAGATGTGTGCCAGACGGCTGGGTTACAAAAGCGCAAACAGCTTTGCGTCTGCGAGCTGCCACAGCCGCAACGGCAGGCGTCGGGCTCGCAAGTACATTTTTGAGAAAGAGCTTATTCGACGTGATGAGGTAGACAGTCTGCCACCGATACGCCGTAAAAAAAGAAGAGCCTGCCCGTGCTCCAACACGGACAAGCCAAAAGGGTGATGAGTTTTGCCGCCCATCACCACAAAAATAACACAAAACAGGAGGTTTTACAAGTGGCGCTTTTGCAAATCTATGACGGGCTTGAAAACCCGCCGAAACTTTTAGAGAGACGCTCTGCGCAGACAGTGGGAGAGCTGATCCAGCGGGCGGATACGCTGTCCGAAAAGGAACACGCGCAAGGTTATCCCCGCAATACCTACATCGTATATAACAACGATGGCGAGAGAGTTTATCAGAGGTGGTGAATATTTATGCAAGAAGAATTGACCGTCCGGGTCGAGCACCCGGAACTGCCCGCGATCCGGTGGAATGAAGCTGAGGTGCAGCAGAACCTGGCCGAGATGCTGGCCGCCTACACCGGCCGCGTCTACACCCCGGAGACCATCAAGGATGCCAAGGCCGACCGCGCCGCAGTGAACAAGCTGGACAAGCAGCTCAGCGATGCCGCCCGCAGTGCAAAGGCTTTTTACATGAAGCCGTTGGAAGAGTTCTTGCAGAGCACCAAGCAGATGCAGACCCGATGCAAGGACGTTTCCGGTGCCATTGACCAGCAGGTCAAGGCTGTGGAGGAAGCCGAGCGGCAGGATAAGCAGGATGCGCTGCGGGCTGTCTATGCCGACTGCATCGGAGAACTGCGGGAGCTTATCCCCTTTGACCGCCTGCTTGTGTCCCAGTGGCTGAACAAGACCTATGATCTGGCAAAGGCCAGCCGGGAGCTGCGCCGGGATGTTGAAACACGGCGGAAAGAGTTGAAAATCATTCAGGACACCTGCGGCGAAGATGCTGAAGCCTGCAAGCTGGGATATCTTCGTGTTCTGGATCTGAACGCCGCGCTTGCCGAACACCTGCGCCTGCAGGACAACCGGGAAAAGCTACGCCGCGCAGAAGCCGAGAGAATGGCCGCAGAGCGGGCGCAGGCCACCGCGCCGGTCATTATCCCTCCAACCGATGAAGAACGCCAGATCGCCGCAGAAGCGGTTCAAACGGCGCAGGCCAATGCAGCCATCACGCCGGATGGCAGGTTGGATTTCAGCATGCTTCAGAAATTTGCAGCGCCTGCCCAGCCGGAAGTTCCTGCCCGCAAGCAGTATCGTTTCTGGGTAGAGTTCACCCGCGAGGACATCGCATGGTTTAAGCAGGGAGCCGCAGAGCGCGGCTTCCGCTATGGTTCTATCAAATAATTTTGGAGGTACTTACTTATGGCACTTACTCATCCCGGCGCATCTGCGCCTACTTCGTCTGTTTCCAACGCACAGTCTCTGGCAAACCGTTCCGTCCAGAATTCTAACCGTGCAGGCAGCGCCGCTATGCAGGCCGCATCCCCGTCCGTTCCCGTGGAGATCACCGGTGCTGACGGCCAGCACTTCACGGTCAGCTTCGGCGAGGTGCGCAGCTTTATCTGCCCGCAGGCTACCGACGCTGAATGCAAGATCTTTCTGGAAACCTGCAAGCAGTACCACCTGAACCCCTTCACCAAAGAAGCCTACCTGATCCACTACGACAATAAAAACGAGAGCTCCGCCAGCACCATTGTGCTGGGCAAAAACTGCTACCTGCAGATGGCCGAGCGCCACCCGGCCTACGATGGTTTTGAAGCCGGCGTGATCGTCATGACCGCAGATGGCCAGCTGCTGAACCGTGAGGGTTCCATCGTCTATGATGGAGACGGCGGCGAGACCCTTCTCGGCGGCTGGGCAAAGGTCTACCGCAAGGACCGCACCCGCGCCAGCTATGAGGAAGTCAAGCTCAGCGAGTATGACACCGGCAAATCCCTCTGGAGCGGCAAGAAGGCCACCATGATCCGCAAGGTGGCTTTGGTACACGCCCTGCGTGAAGCGTTCCCGTCTACCTTTGGCGCTCTGTACGATGAGAGTGAGGTGCGTGTGGATGCCGAAAGCACCGCTCGTGAGGTGCCGCCTGAAGGACTGCCGGTGCTGGATCCTTACGCAGGTTCCCACCGTCACCGCAAGACGGCAGGCACCCTGATCCCTGCCCCGGATGCACCCTCTGCAGAGGAAAATGCCGATGATCCGTTTGG